AAGATGTTACTCTAACCCATGTTGCTGATACAGGACTTCTTTTGAACGCAGCTATGGTTGTTCAGTTCCGTGACTCTGCTATCAATATCGGTTCACCAGCAGATGGTGATCTAGATATTAATGCTGACGATGAAATAGAACTTAACTCAACTTTGATTGATGTCAATGGCAACCTAGATGTTTCTGGAACCATAGTGGGTGCTGGTGCAATTACTGGTGGTGGTCTTATGACCACAGGTGGAAACATTGTTATTCCTAACGCTGGTAATATTGGTTCTGCTGGTGACACTGATGCCATTGCAATCGCTTCTAACGGTGTTGTAACCTTTAGTCAGATACCAGTTATGCCAGCAAACTCCATCGACAGTGATGAATATATAGACGGTAGTATTGATAGAGAGCATCTTGCCGCTGATATCATAGATGGTACTAAAATTGCTGATAATGTAGTTGATTCAGAACATATCATTGCTGGTGCTGTTGATGCAGAACATATGTCTCATAACTCCATTGATAGTGGTTCTTATGTTGATGGTTCTATTGACCTTGCTCATATGTCTGTTAACTCAATCGACTCTGACCAGTATGTTGATGGTAGTATTGATACCGCACACATTGCTAATGCTCAAATAACAGTCGCAAAGATGGCAGCAAACTCCGTTGATAGTGACCAGTATGTAGATGGAAGTGTCGATGACGCACATCTGGCAAACGATTTTGTTCATGCTGCCGCCGCTGACACTGCTACGGGCAGGATTATCTTTTCTGGCTGTCTTACAAATGACCATGATGACATAGCAACAGGTACGGGATCGCAAGGATCGATTGAAATCCAGAACACTGGCGCTGGTAATGATGCTTTTATGTCATTTCATGCTGGTGGTGACTTTGCATTATACTTTGGACTTGATGCAGATAGTAATAATCTTGCTGTTGGTGGTTGGTCAATGGGCGCTGCTAAATATCAGATTGTCCACCAAGGTAGAACAGATATTGTTACAGAAGCTATGATGGCAAATGATGCAATTGGTGCAGCAGAACTTAAAACAGTTTCCACCCTGCTGATTAAAAACTCTGGTGGCACTACATTGAAAACACTCTACGGTGCGGGTGCATAAATATGAGTAATATTATGAGTAATATAGAGAATAATTAATGACAGCACGTTCACCTTTATGGTACAATAGTGGCAATCTTCAAGAGATGTCTGCTGCTGAAATTGTCCAATGGCAAGTAGCAGGAATTTTTGTATATGCTGGTGGTCCAACCTCAGTTCTTACTGTGAATACTGGTTCAGCTGGTAACCTTGCTGCTATGTCTGATACAAGGAAGTCTGCTGGTGCTACATCTACTAATGCAACTGCCTTTATTGCTGAATCTGGTACTGCTGAACCGGGCACAGTCACAGTTTCCTATGATAGAGTTCATCAAGCATATACCACAAGTGGTGTTGGACAGACTGCTGATACTGGCATCTCTTTTCCTGTGTGGTGGAACAATAGTACTAATACTATCCAAGCAATGACGCTAACAGATTTTAAAGATACCTTTGTTGAACCAGCAATTGACCTTTTGGTTGCAGGAACAGAATCAAACAATACTGGTGGAACTTATACTGTTACTACATCTTCGACAGCGGCATCGGGATATACTAACGTATCTACTACTGCATTTTTCCTTGATACACGAGCAAATACGGGTGCGTTTGGAGCGGCTGGTATTCCAGAGACAGTTGATCAACCAACTACTATCACAAGTTATTTTCTTCACAGAAGGAATGGCGCAGATAGTACACCAAGTAGAAATCTTTTAGTTGCAGAAGGTGGGACAGGTGGACTTATAGAAGGTGCCACCGCCACTATGAAAACTCTCATAGGAAACTGGATACGTTATGATGCTGCTAACACTGGTGGTCAAAAAATTGTATACACAATGGCAACATCTGGTGGTAACACAAGAGGTTCTGGTATAGTTGATACTCGCCTTAATGGTAATGGTAACTACCAAACCAGACAAGTTGGTGATGATTATCGTTCACAGGAATTTCCAGATGGTTCGGCCGCAACAATAACAACTTATGCTCTTAGGATTGTTAAAGGTGGTTAATATGTACGCATATATAGAGAGTAGGAGATATTAATGTCGTATTTATGGTCAGATAAAATTACAGATTATTATTATAGTAATCCAGAACTAAATACTGTTGCAGTTTTGTGGACAAGCCCAGATGATGATCTTGTTAGAGAACACTATATTATGGTAGATGAAGAAGATGAACAGTGGAGAGATTTTATAAAAGTAGTTTCTTATGAGGATATAGATAAGCGTACTCAGGTTCGTCACGAACAGTTTCGTGAGCAATATAGAGAATCTTTTAGGGATTTTATGAGCCGTGAACAAGAGTCGCAAGTTATGGAAGTTGAAGAGATAAAGAATCAAACAAAATTAGAGTATGAATCGTGGAAAAAAACTCTCGAAGATAAAGCAGCTGCCCAGGCTGAAGCATCAGCTACTCAGGCTGAAGAACAATCGACAGCACTTAAAACAGCACTTAAATTAGATTATGAAACGTGGAAAAAAACTATCGAAGATAAAAATCCTGATAATATATTGTTACTTGATACTAATATACCAAAAGATAATATTTTTGATATGTTTTTTGGATCGTATGATAACGACAACTCATACCAAAAAGAACAGTTATTTAAACTTAAACTTAGAATTTTTGAACAAGATATTGTTAAGAATTCAAATAAAGATGATAATCTTAAAAATGCAAAAACTTTCATTCGTAAAGCAAAATCTCCTATGGAAGTTCTATTAGGATATATGGTTTTTTCAAATACTGCTGAACTTACTATGAGTGAGAAAGAAAAGTTTGAAGTTGAGGGAGTATATATCCCACTAAAATAATATAATGGAGATTTATTATGAATATACTTGGAGTTTCAGAGGGGTTCCATGATGCGGGTATTTGTTTACTGAGGAATGACCGAATACATTTTGCTTCACATAGTGAGCGTCATAGTCAAAAGAAGGGTGACAAGTGGGCACACCCTGCACAGTTACCTAAATCTAAATTAAATAAACCAGATGTAATTGCATATTACGAGAAACCCTTTCGTAAGAACTTGCGGCGATTATATGCTGGACAGAAGTGGCAGAAGACTCGTATAGGATATGATACATGTTTTGGTCATCATGAATCTCATGCTGCTGCTGGTTACTACACATCCCCCTTTAATGAGTGCAACGTCTTAGTCATTGATGCAATCGGTGAGTGGGACACTATGTCTATATGGGATTGTAAAGATAATAAGATGAAAAAGAGAACATCGTGGAAATATCCTCACTCTCTTGGTCTTTTATATTCAGCAATTACACAACGTATAGGCTTGAAACCCAACGAGGATGAATACATCACAATGGGTATGTCAGCATTTGGTGAATCCAAATATAATTTAGAAGACCACCTGTGGGAAAACAACCACCGAGGTGTTGGTAACATTTACCCAGAAGCACGTCCAGAAGACCTCGCATCGTCCATACAAGACCTCTACGAGAGGGAACTACTTAAACTGGTAGAGTTATGTCCCCATGAAAACTTAGTCATCATGGGTGGATGTGCGCTGAATTGTGTTGCTAACTCAAAGATCAAAGGGAAAAATATATGGATTATGCCATCCCCCGGCGATGCTGGTAGTGCATTAGGCGCAGCTGCGTTGGTTCTTAAAAAGAAGTTGAAGTGGAAGCATCCCTATCTTGGAACTCTCATTTTAAATAATATAAAACCAAAGGAAGTAGTGAAAGAACTATTAGAAAATAAGGTGTGTGGTGTTGCAAATGGCCGTGCAGAGTTTGGACCTCGTGCATTAGGTAATCGTTCATTACTTGGTGATCCACGATATGACATTAAAGATACGGTGAATGATATCAAAAAGAGACAGAAGTTCCGTCCCTTTGCACCAGCCATTCTAGAAGAGTATGCAGACGAATACTTCGAAGGACCAATGAACGAGTATATGCAGTTTGTCGCAAAGGCAAAACATGATTATACATCAGTGACTCATGTAGATGGCACGGCAAGAGTACAGGTGGTCAAGAGAGATTGCGGTTCTGTAATTCGTTCAATACTGGAAGAGTGGTATGATGAAACAGGTTGTCCGATGCTTCTGAACACCTCCCTAAATATAAAGGGTAAACCAATGGTAGATACTTGGGATAACGCAGTGGAGTTTTCAAAATTATATAATGTTAAAATCTTCTAGAAAAAAACTGATTGCCATTGGATGCAGTTTTACAGAACATTATCTGAACAATCCTATGTCTCCAGATTTTGATCATAATTTCCCCCGTTGGCCACAACATCTTGCTGATAAACTTGATATGGAATGTGTTAACCTTGGAAGGTGCGGAGCAGGTAACCAACAGATTTCATCAAAGCTTATTGATACGGTCTTATCAGAAAAAAATATTGGTCTTGTAGTTTTGATGTGGAGTGAATGGATGAGACAGGATTTTCAAGACCCGGCAAATGGATGGTACTCCTTTCATCCACATAGAGACAATTCTGAAACTGAAAAGTATCCTATAGATTCAAAATCTAGGAATAGTATATTACAGTATAATAATACATATGATGTAACTATGAAATCCCTTAGACACTTCTTAATAGCACAAATGTTATTAAAGGATATTCCTTATCTTATGATACAAGGGCCAGTGCCGGTTTCCGATATTGGGGAGCATTGGAAGAAAGCGCTCCCCGCCCCAATGATAAATTCTAAAATCTTTGATGAAATAAATCCAGATCAGTTTATAGGTTGGCCAATACTGAAACAGATTGGTGGATATACCGTAATAGATATATTAGATAAAGTTGATCCAGAAAGAAAACAGTTAAGGATTTCAGATGAAGATAGTCATCCCAATGCTGAAGGTCACAAGATTATAGCACAGGAGATATATAATGCGTATAAAAAAATTTATATATAGGTTACGTTTTTTCTTTTCTAGATTTAAAAAACAACGTCACTATGAGGAAAGAGAATTTATATATGAAAAAGATGATGATTGAAAATACTATAATATGTGTGTCGTGGGGTGATAAGTATGATATATCCTATGTTGAGAAGTTGAAAGAACAGTGTGAAGCAAACTGTTCTATTCCCTTTAATTTTTATTGTATAACTGATAGACCCAAACTTGGGTCAAAATATGATATTAATATGCCTTCTTATTGGGATCAATTTTTCCTTCCAGAAAAAAACTTCTTTTGGGCATATCGCAAATGTTATATGTTTGCGTTATCGTATGACGATGTGGAAACTAGAGAGACTAGATATCATTGGTGGTTGAAACATAAATACAATAGAAAACATAATGAAACAAGTATGAAATATAATATGGAATGGAAAAATGATATTGAAACTAAACTTTGGCAATTTAATAGAATACAAGGAGAAAAATTTCTTTTCCTTGATCTCGACCTTATTATACATCAAGATTTAAAATACTTCTTTGATTTACCAATGGACAAGCCTTATATTGTTAGGGGGTGGTGGAATAATATAGAAGACTGTAAAAGGAATTTTGCAAAATATAAAGCTACTCCACTAAATTCTTCTGTTATTCGTTGGAATAGAGGACAACTATATGAGATGTGGAAAGAAATTTATGCTAATCCAGAAATGGTATTTTTTACATATCCGACTATAGATAATTATTTTAATCATCGTGGTTATGATGTATGGAATGAAGAGAAGAGTTTTTTTCAAGGATTTCCTAAAGGGGATATTTATTCTTGGTACAAAGGAAATATTTTTCCAGAAGATATGGAGCTTAAAAAATTTAGAGAAGACCATAAAATATGTTTGTTTAATAATAGCAAATTAACCACCAAGAGAGGACATATTTTAGAAGACGAAAAAGAATTGATGTATGATATTGATAAGGTGAATCTATAATGGTAGAGGGAATACATTTTACTACAGAAGTTTGTGATGATTGGAAAGCTATTTTCCAGAAGATTTCTTCGTCAAACGATCAGGATCATAAATATTATCAGCAGTCAAAAAGAATATTCGCCGCAATTACGGCTTCACAATTACAAAGTAAGTTGTGGATGATCAATGAACTGCTGAACATTTATATGCCTAAGGATGGATTAAGAACTATTGGTCCTTTACGACCAAAAAATATTGTTTTTTTAGGTGGATGGTATGCTCAATTTGGTGTAGAATTATTAATGACACATTTGAAACCTGATTTTATCCAGAATTATGAAATAGATAGAGATGTTAAAGATATAAGTCAGAGATTTAATAAAAGATATAAAGATAAAGATAAGTATAGATGTAATGTGAAAGATATCATGTGGGAGAAATTTGTTGAAAGAGAAGAAAAAAGAATTATCTACGACCTTATAATAAACACTTCATGCGAACACATGTTTCCAATGACACGATTTTATTCTTTAAATAAATTTAAGAACTATCCACTGTATGTTTTACAATCAACAGATGATGAACAATGGGATGACCATATAAATTGTGTATCTTCTCCAGATGAACTTATTGAACAAGCAAAGATAACAGAAGTTCTTTATTCTGGTAAACGGGAACTAGATAATGGGATGAAAAGATTTATGGTTATTGGATATCCATCTAAAGATGTGTATAGGAATGATGATGTTGTTGATTAATCATATCAATTGTGTTAGCGGACCAGAAGAATTAGCTAAACAAGTAAATTTTACAGAACTACTATATAGTGGTACAAAGGTATTGGACAGTGGTATGACAAGGTTTATGGTGATAGGAAAATGAGTCATAAACAGATTACAGAATGGTGCAGAAAAAATGATGTTTGGTATCTTAAAATGGATATAGAAATTCCCGAAGTTTGCATCAAAGAAGCACAATCTGTATATGACGAAGGTTATTTTGTTGACCATAGGTTTGGTGATGGTGATGGTTGGTGTTCTGCTTCCATACATAGTTTTGTTCATAGGGATGAACCCGATACTAGAATGGGATGGCATCATACTAAAAATCCAGACGGTCATGGTTTTAATGAAAATCATGTTAAGTGGGGATGGACTGAAATTGCAGAAATTGCTCCTGAGACTAAGCGGTGGTTAGAGGATTTCCCCCACAAAAAAAATTCATATCGGCGGCTGCGGTTTATGTTGTTAGAACCAAAAGGTTCCATTAAACAACATCATGATTCTAATACAAAACGAGACAGAGAAGGTCGCAGACGAAATATATCTGGAGCAATTAATATTGCCTTTTATCAACCAGATAATTGTTATATGAGGCGGGTTTTTGAAGATGAGTTAGGTAATGTAACTGATAGAACAGAAGAGCTTCCCTTTGAGAACTGCACAGGATTTTGGTTTGATAACGGTGTAATGCATGAGGCGTATAATGCTTCTGATGAGAATAGATATCATTTTATTATGCATGGCGGTTTCAACAAGGAACGTGAAGAACTTATGAAAAAGTCTCTTGTTAAACAGTTTGGTAAAGATGTTCTTAAAGAAATAAATGAAGTTGTGAAATGAAGGAGTTTGATCAATTTGTTTCCTTATGGAAAGAAGAAACTGAATCTATAAAAATTAAAAAAGACTTCAAACACATGTTGTTTCTGGTAGTTTGTCCTGACAAATTAAAATGGGATTTTGGAATAGAGAAACAAATTCAAACTACAACACTTATGATGTCAGGAGGTGCTACTGGAGCAGGATGCGGCCATGATATTCGTTTCTGTTATAGAAGTGAAGTTCATAATCTTCTTTTGGAATGTAATCATACTCATGCTATGATTGTTTCAGTTGGTATGGTTTTTGATATGGTATCGAGCGGACCCGAAAAACGGGTTACTCCAATAACAGACTTCTATGATTTTGTGAAGAGCGATAAGTTTTGTAAAGCTCATATAATGGCAAAGCCTGGACAACAAGTATTTTTTCACCACCAACATATGAATTTAAATCTTACGGTATGGAAAGATATTGGTGCTCCTGATATGTCTAAAAGATATGATCTTATTAAAAGATCAGATGATAATTTCCACGATGACTATACTCCCTCATGGGCAGATGTGGAGGGGATGCCTACTATCATAAATTTTACCCGGTCTGAAAGAGCAAGGAAATCTTTTTCATATTATAGGAATACTCAAACTGAATACTGGAAAAACCTTGAAAATGTAGATATGAATGATTATTATTTTAGTAGATTTATGACAAGAATACGAAAACAATTTTATATAGACAATACGGAATCTTTAAAAAAACTCCCTGAAGAAAAATTTGATTTGATAATTACTACTACTGCTGGATATCGTGCGGCAGTTCTTTTTGATAAATTAGAATTTGATGGTGAGATTGTGTTATATGATTATTGTCAAGAAAATCTTGACATAAAACAAATGATAATAGAAATGAACATGTCTCTGGAAGAAATTAATTTATATTCAAAAACCGTTAATCATTTTATGGTAAGTCCAGACATTCAAGCCAAAAAACATATGGACGATAGGGCGTCGATGGCGACAGAGACGGTGTATATGGGATCATTTGAAAGAAAAAGAAAATTAGAAGAAAAAATGTACAATAGTTGTGATATTGAATATTGGTTAATGAATTTAATATCTCCTGACTATGATAGAATTTTGGAAAAAATTCAAGGTAAGACAGTATTTTTTGATGCTAGTAATATTTTTAGTTATCACATGTCACATGCTTACTATACTTTAGATGAACTAGTGTCTTCATATAAAAAATTGCACGGGGTTTTAAAGCTATCTAATAAAACTTATTTTAGGGGAACTAAACCAACTAAACAACAGGATTACGGATGGATATCATAGCAGTTCGTATTGGTGATAAGTATGGTCCAGAATATGAGGTTTATTTAGAAGAAAAACTTTCTGAGTATAATATTATTTGGATAAATGAACCATATGATCCAAGGGTTACTCTTCAGTGGAATAAAATGTTAGGTATGCAGATGGATATTGATGAACCAATCTGTGTAATAGATATTGATATTTTACTTGTGGGTGATTATAAAAAAGTCTTTGACTATCCCATAAAACCGGGTCAGTTTTTAGCAATGCCGGGATGGTGGAGAAATGATTCTAATACTTATAAGATCAATGGTGGATTCTTCAAGTACTATCCAAAGGAATGTAAATATATCTATGATAAATTTATGAAAGATATTCATCATTGGCAACAGTTCTATATTAAGAATGGTCAGACCACTGGACCTGTTAATGGTGAACAGTATTTTGTAGAAGATAGTGTGAGGGAAAGACTAGAACTCGTTACGTTACCCAATGAATGGTTTGCAAGATGGGTTGCTGATAATAAGGTTATAGACTTTAGAGATAGTGAAACTTGGCAGTACAAGATGACTCAGAGATATGAGAAGGCAACTGGTAACGATTGGATGTATATGGGGGGAGAATTTCACCCCGATATAAAGTTTGTGCATTTTACAAACCATAGAAACAAACCGCACGAATGGGAAGATTATGAAAATTTTAAATGATTTGAAGGTTGTTTGTACACGTCATAGTGACAGTGAACATTTGTGGTTGAAACACCATAATCCTCTAGATATTGGTTGGTTTGAAAATACATCACACAAGGCTGCACGGGGATGGTGGAAAATTTGGCAACCCGGTATGCATAGTTATGATGCTGCACCCGGCCGTGTTGGTGAACAATTTAACAATTATTTGCATAGTTTGGGACAATTAGTACAATGTCCTATTGCTATGGATAGGACAGATGGTAACGAGTTCAATCAATATAATTACCATGTGGACCCAATACCTAAAGTAGAATCTGGATGGAATCGCAGTATAGAAGAACTTTTCCTTGAAAGAGCAGAAGAAATCTGGGCAATGGATAAACCAGTACGTTTATGGTGGTCTGGTGGCATTGATTCTACAACAGCGTTGATTGCTTTCTTACGAACTAGGAAACCAGAACATGAACTTATTATTTACTACAATGGATATTCAATTGAAGAAAATCCACATTTCTGGTCAATGCTAAAAAAGATAGATGATATCAAATTTGAATCTAGTCTATCAAAAGATTTTTTTAAGTTTTCTAATTTTTCTGATGGTACTATTAATGTAACTGGTGAGCCCGGTGATCCGTTTTATGGAACATTTGTTGTACAAAATCATATTGAGGATTTGGATAAACACTGGACAGATATATTTAATTGGCCAGATATTCAATATATGTTTCCTAATAATGGTAAATATATGACTGCTCACCAACCCAAGGGTGAACCACCATGTGATCCTGCTAAAGCTTTGGACTTTCATCGTCCACGATTTATAGAGTTCTGTGAACGATTTAACGCAAAATGTCCATTCGAAATACGAAATCCGTTTGACTTTACATGGTGGATAGCATTTGCAACAAAATGGCAGTGGATAGAAACTCGTATGTTCGCACAGATGCCAAATCCTTCTGAATGGCAAAATATGATTGGTTTTTATAATTCACAAGAGATACAGAAGTGGAGTATTCATAATCACGATCTAAAACACAAAGGCACTTGGAAGTCATACAAGTGGCCATCTAAAGATTTTATATATGAATATGATGGTAATGCAGATTACAGAGATAATAAAACCAAAGAGAAAAGTATAAACAAGGTGTGGAATATGGGGGGTAGTGTGGGCAAGTCACCGTTTTTTAATCATTTAGTAATGACTGATGGTTCATACCATAAAAAAAATGACAACATCAGTTGGCCACAACATAGCGATTCTAGTTGGGTTATGAATAATCGTGACTATGATGGATCGATTAACTTGTATGATAAATGGGATATATATAATAGACCTGTTTGGGAAGAGTGGAAAACTCAACTTGATCGACAATAATATGACGTATAAATAGTAAATATAAACAGAAAGGCGATAATTATGAGTTTTACAAAACCAGTTTGGTTCGAAAAATTACCAAGAACAATTGCTAAGGCAGTTACTTGGAGAAGTTGGATGATGATTACCAACAGTCTTATTGGGTGGATCGTCACAGGAGATTGGATGAAGGGGTTAATAGTGGGTTTAATGGCACTAGTCATTAATAGTATTTTATACATTTGCCATGAAAGACTCTGGAATCGATTTGATTGGAACAAAGTTTCTTCTGATACAGATAAAATTATATTATAAATAGATATAGATAAAGGGAGACTCACATGAAAACCATCCGTTGGGTACTAGCTCATGAACCTATTGAATTATTTCTTAGGGCAGCAAAACATTTTAAAGCCACTATGGAAGAGAAGATGCCAGGCGCTATTAACTTGGAAATCTTAACTCTTTCAGAATATGCTGAGAAATACAAGCCGGGTGAAAAGATCACGAAACACGATCTTCTTCAGTTGATGGAAGATGGTGAGATAGAAATGTCCCAGATGTATACTTCTACGCTTGGACGCACTCACGCCAAAGACATGTGGGCATTAGACATGCCGTTCATCTTTAAAGATCACGATCACGCACAAGAAGTGCTTGAAGGTGATATCGGTAAGTCTCTCCTTGCTGGTCTTAATAAGAACAGTAATGTTCAAGGTCTTGCGTTTACCTATTCTGGTGGGTTTCGAATGATCCCTGCTAACGTAGAACTGAATACAATTGAAGACTTCAAAGGTCAGAAGTTGCGTTGCAACAAATCTCCTATCGCAGAAGAAACTCTTAGTGCAGTTGGTGCTATCCCTGTTCCTATGGAACTTGAGCAGATCAACGAAGGCATAAAGAGTAATGATATTGTTGGTGGTGAGTCTACTTATCCTCGTTTCTATGGTTTGAAACAGAATGAGTTCATGGACACAATCAACGATGCAGAACATTCATTGTTCCTTACTTCAATTCTTGTTGCTAAGGATTTCTGGAACACTCTTGATCTTGAGTTGCAAACCGAAATTGAAGATGCATCTTTTGATGCAGCTAGGGCAGAACGGGTCTGGTCTGTAGAAGACATTGACATTGTTAAGTCCAAATGTGAGGAAGATACCATTAAGGTAGTCACCATGTCTGATGAGGAGCGTCTACGTTTCAAAGAGGCAACTGAGTATATGTATGAAAAATATGATGATATGTTCACACCGGGATTATTGGAATCAATAAAAAAAGTTAATTAATAAAAAATATATATTATGATTTTAGATGATAAAATTATTTTTTGTGATCAAAATGCAGCATTGCGATTTCATCCGTCTGATCGAAACTTCCCCTTTAGGGGTGATGAAAAATCTTGTTATTTAACTATATGTGATTTATTGTCTGATATGTTATTTTGTGGAAGTTGCACAGCAGTAGATCGAACTGAAACTTTTCATAATAGATTCAAATATCATATTCTTTCACCTATACCAGAAATACCCCCGACATTCACAAAATCATTTAATGATATCTGCTTTGAACGTGCCCAAGAAATAGTTGATCTTGGTCAACCAATATCTGTTATGTGGTCAGGTGGTATAGATTCTACTGCGGTACTTACAACCCTTATGCAAGTAGCATTACCAGAACAAATTACGGTATTATTTGAACCTCGTTCTTTGAAAGAATATCCGTGGTTTTTTGAAAATCATATCAAAGGAAAATTAAAATATAAAATTCTTGATCAACATATTCATAGGTATGAACAGAGCCCGAATGAAATATTAGTAACTGGTAATCCCGGCGATTTACTTTTTTCTTGTAGCGTCGTTATTAATAACTTCAAAGTTAAAAACATGCCATGGGTTAACATTTTTGATCAACTGTCACTGTTTTATAAAAGAGATAATAAAAATCAGGTAAGGGGTAATTATAAAAAACAAAGTGTGCGTTATCACATACGAGATAACATTCAATCATTCTTAGATAAAGCGCCATTCGAAATTAAAACCGCTTTTGATTTTTACTGGTGGGTAAATTTTACTCTCAAATGGCAGACCCTTAATATGAGAATAACCAGTTTAAATTCAAACATAACCGCTGAAAAACTTGCGTCTGTTTATAATTTCTATGATTCAACAGATTTCCAAATATGGTCTATGGTTAATCATGATCTTAAAATAAAAGATACAAAAGAATCTTATAAGTATGTTATGAAGGATGTGATATATAATTTTACTGGTGATGCTGATTATCGGGATCATAAGTTAAAAGAATCGTCTGGGCCAACTAGGTTTTCAGATGATATAGAAGTTAACACCCCAGAAAAACTTAAAGAAAAAAAAGAAACCGGCAAAGTACCCTCTATGGTGGACGCATCGTTTAATAACTTCACTTATGGGGAACTCATGGATAATCGTGGAGACTTCGAAAAAATAATGAATCCAATACCAGACGCATTACTTAATCAAGTAGTGTCCTGTGATGAAAATTGGATTAACTTAGATGCTATGACTTAAATGTCCCACCAATTAAATATATAAATATATTATAAATGGTAGGGGAAATTAAATGACAATCAAAGTGGTAATTAAACGAACTAGACTTGATGCCGCCGTGAATTGGTATAACCGTGATAACAACGGCAATATAATCACACCCATAGATATTGATACTGGCTCACAAACTGTAAGTTTGGGCGAGAGTGGGACATCGTTGATAGAAACCCCTGATGATCTCACTCACATCACTACTCGTGTATGGGATAGTTTAGATATCATGAGAGCATCTGTGGGTGATGCAGACAAAATAAGAAGTGAAAATAGTGCTTATACTGACCGCAAGCTTGCTGAGGGCACATACAATGAAGATAATAATATCACAGTTATAAGGTACATTTATGATGCAGATGATACTCTAATTAAAAGAAAGAGACAGATCAACAAAATCGAGTGGGAAAATTATTCAGAATAAATTATGAAAATTTTTGCTGCAACAAGCTCTTCTTCAGATAGTGTGTCTATGTTATATAAACTTCTTACTGAAACTACAGATGATGTTATATCAAGGATACTTCGTTTAGATGCATCTGATCAGGACGTAACACAATATCCTATTGTATGTAATTGGTTGAAAGAAAATGTTCGTGATTTTGATTTTGATTTTGCTGAGTTTGAAGATCGTGCTGAGGATAATAAATTACAAACTATAAGATCGAAAGATTATAATATTGCATTGTTGTCAGAAATGCATAACGCAGATTTAATATGCCTTGGCAACAATACATATAATTGGAGTCATTCTACTTGGTATTTTCAAACTACAGAACCGACTGAAAATTTTTATAGAAGAGGTAATCTTTATTATAGAGTAGACCATTCTATTTTTAGGGATTATACAGATATTCCCATTGAATGGCCACTAATGAATCGTAAAGACGAACCTATGGGAAGGTGGCAGACATGGGAGTTGTTACCAAAGGAACTCCAAAAGTTAGTTTCTAACTGCCCCTGTGGAAAGTGTGCTAAATGCAAATGTTGTGATTGGTATAATAAAAAGAAAGAGGAAGGATTTAGTGCTGCAGAACTTGATGATATCATTATGAAAGAAGGAAAATACGGGAAATATTACACAAAAGAAAGTATTCCAGAAACGAGACATGATGCTTATGCTGACCAAAGATTTCCAGTTTGGAAACCAAAACTGTCTAGTTATCAATCACTACCGCCTAAACCTCATAATTAATCTATTACTATGATATCCATTATCGCAATAAACGAATTCTTATAAATATATAAAAAAGGATATCTTTATGGCCATACCTACATCTAAGTCAACATTCAAAGATTATTGCTTAAGAGCATTGGGTTCTGGGGTCATTGATATCAACATATCAGATGATCAGGCGGATGATCGTATTGATGAAGCTCTTCAATATTTTGCACAATATCACTATGATGGTATTGAGAAAATGTATCTTAAACATCTAATTACCGCAGCAGATGTTGCACGGGGAACCGCAAATATAACCTCAACGGGAACTGATACAGTAGATAGCACTATTACTGATACATTTCTAGAAGGTAGTAATTTTATTCCGATGCCCTCTGCTATTGTTTCGGTGATACAGGTCTGGCCGTTTACAGGCACGGGCGGCGGTTCCAACATGTTTGATGTTCGTTACCAGTTGCGTCTTAATGACTTATATGACCTATCTTCTACTTCTGTCATTCAGTATCAGATGGCAATGGACAACCTAGACCTTCTAGAACATATTCTTGTTGGAGAAACACCAATTAGATTTAATCAACACCAGAATCGTCTTTATATTGATGGGGATTGGACGAACGACTTCGTTGCTGGTGAGGACTATATCATTGCAGAATGTTATCGTAAAATAGACCCAGCAACTTACACAGATATTTTTGATGATATCTTCCTAAAGAGATATGCAACAGCTTTAATTAAACAACAGTGGGGCGCAAACCTATCAAAGTTCAGTGGTGTTGCAATGCTTGGTGGTGTTACCATGAATGGTGAAACTATTTACTCACAAGCACAAGAAGAGATTAATAAGTTGGAAGAACAAATTCAACTTACCTTTGAGTTACCAGTTAATTATATGATAGGATAATTAATGGCGGTTAATAAACATTTTCATACAGGTGGTGTAGCTGCAATTGCAACTGAACAATCTTTATATGCTGATTTAGTTTCAGAAGCTATTCATCATAGAGGACACTCTGTGTATTATCTTGACCGCACACTTGTTGCAGAGGACACTGTTCTTGGTGAAGATTCATTATCTAAATTTAATACACAATCTTCCATTGAAATGTATATGGAAGATTCTGGTGGTGGTTTTGCCGGACAGCAAGAACTTATGTCTCAGTTTGGTTTGCAGAACCTTAGTGAAGCAACCTTCGTTGTAAGTAAAACAAAGTTTCAAGAAAAAACAAAACAATTACAAATAGAAACGGCAACAGACTCAACATCGTCTGGTTCCATTCAGTTAGAATCTGGTACGGTATCTGATAGTCAAATATCTTATATTTTAAATGAAACTGATGCAACTGATTCAGACCGTCCTTTTGAGGGTGATGCAATTTATCATCCAACGCTAAAGAAATTGTTTGAGATTAACTTTGTAGACCATGACAATCCTTTTCATCAGTTAGATAGTAATCCAGTATATAAATTAAAATGTCGTTTGTTCGATTATGGTTCTGAAGAACTTAGCACAGGTATTACTGAAATTGATGCAATCTCAGATGATCTATCAATTGCAAGTTCCGAATATCAATTAACACTTGAAAATGCATCAATTGTTGGGCAACCATCAACTTTAGATATTTCTGGATATACCTTAGATTTTGATAGTGTAACTTTGGATAGTGCAATAGTTACTACAGCCCCTGCTTCGTTTGGTGAAAGCATCCTACTCGAAACTGGTGGTGATGATTATCTTATATCCGAAGAATATATAATAGGTGATGGTGTTATAGATAAGACAGCTCAAAATGAGTTGTTTGATACATTAGATGATACAGTACTGGACTTCACTGAGTCAAATCCATTTGGTGATGTAGGGAAGGTAAACTAATGACTACGGGTCAACTTATTGCATCTGAACAATCATTATATGCTAATTTGGTTGCAGAAGCAATTCAAATTCACGGTCATGATGTGTATTATCTTGACCGCACATTAGTTGCAGAAGATACAGTTCTTGGTGAAGACGCATTATCTAAGTTTAACACTCAGGCTCCTATTGAAATGTATATGGAAGACTCTGATGGGGGTTACGCTGGTGAACAAGAAGTAATGACTCAGTTTGGTTTAGGAAATCTAAGTGAGGCAACCTTTGTAGTTAGTAAGACAAGATTTCAAGAGAAAACAAAACAGATTCAGATTGAGGAAGGTACAGATTCAACATCGTCTGGTTCTATCCTGTTGGAATCTGGAACAATATCAGCATCTAAATTAGAAGGTGAAGTATTTTATATTGTAAATGAAACTGATGCGACTGATGTAGATCGACCCTTAGAGGGTGATGCGATTTATCACCCAACACTAAAGAAATTGTTTGAGATTAACTTTGTGGATCATGATGACCCTTTCCACCAGTTGGACAATAACCCAGTTTACAAGATGCGCTGCCGTCTGTTCGATTACGGTTCAGAAGCTCTTGATACAGGTATCACAGATATTGACGCAATTGAAACTGCGCTTTCAACTGCAAGTTCTGACTATCAGATTACTCTTGAACAAGCAGCGGGAACGACTATTAATCAAGGAATTGCAATTGATCATTCCATTATTGATGGTATTGGTTTGCTGTTGGATGAGACAGATAGTGACAATATTATTGGTGAAGATGAAACTACACTTGGTGGTGAGAGTATCCTACTTGAAACTGGTGGTGATGATTATCTTATATCAGAAGACTATATAGTAGGTGACATGAGTACAGATAAGACATCTCAAAATGAGTTGTTTGAAACATTGGATGATACGATACTGGACTTCAGTGAATCGAATCCATTTGGTGATGCAGGGAGTGCAGATTAATGCTAGGACAACAATTCTACCACGAAACAGTACGCAACATAGTTGTGGGTTTCGGAACAATTTTTAATAATATTCAGTTAGTTCGTAAGGATAATGCTGGGGTAGTTCAACAGACTATGAAGGTTCCTTTGGCATATGGTCCAAGGCAGAAGTTTCTTGTTCGACTGAATGATGATGCTGATCTCAGTAAAGCTGCAGCGGTTACGTTGCCTCGCATTGGATTTGATATTACAGGACTTAGTTATGACCCTGCACGAAAATTAAATCGTATACAGAAGTTCAAGAAGGTTAAGGGTGACACAAACAAAACACAACAGTTGGACACGCAATATATGCCTGTTCCTTATAACATTGGTTTTCAACTTTACATTCTTGCTAAACAATCGGATGATGCTCTACAAATCGTTGAACAGATTCTACCATACTTTCAACCAGATTACACAATCACGATGAATGATAATGCTGATATGGGTGTTAAAAAAGATATACCTGTTATTCTAAACAGTATTAATTATGAGGATGATTATCAGGGTGACTTCACTACAAGACGTGCAATCATATATACTCTGGATTTCACTTGTAAGTTCTATCTCTATGGTCCTGTTACTTCCAGTAAGGTTATCAAGACGGTACAGGTTGATGCATATACTGATATGCCTGACCAATCGCCAACACGACAACAGAGACTTACTGTTACACCAAATCCAACTAGTGCTGATGCTGATGATGATTTTGGTTTCAATGAGGTGACATCGTTCTTCGAAGACGCAAAAAATTATAATCCAGTGACAGGCGAAGATGAGTAATTCTATAGATAAGGCCCTTGGTGTGGTGGAAAAAATATCAACACCAGTTTCCTATTATGACACTCCATCGGAACCTAAACCAATTGTGACGGTGGGAGAAGATATTGACGATGATTACAAGTTCCAACGGGATAATTTTTATCGAATGGTTGAGCAAGGTTCAACTGCGATTGAAGGAATACTGGAACTTGCAAGAGAAGGAGAGCATCCAAGAGCATATGAGGTTGCTGGAAATCTTATCAAACAAGTCGCAGAGGTTACCGAAAAACTGGGTGACTTACAAGAAAAAATGAGAAAACTAAAAGAGGTTCCAAATAACGCACCAAAGAATGTAACCAATGCATTGTTTGTTGGCAGTACTGCTGAATTGCAAAAAATGTTAAAGGAAAAATAATGTACGAATATCCATGTAAAATTGTTAGAGTAGTAGACGGTGACACAGCTGACGTAGATATCGATCTGGGTTTTGGTGTATGGATGAAGAAACAACGAGTTCGTTTCTATGGAGTTGATACACCTGAGTCAAGAACTAGCGATAAAGAAGAAAAAATCTACGGATTGGCTGCAAAACATTTTGTTGAAAATTTCTTACCAAAAGGTTCTACACAGATTCTACGCACAAGGAAAGACGGCGTAGGTAAGTATGGCCGTATTCTTGGTGAGTTTCTTATTGAGTCTGAGTGGGAAGGGACAACAATAAAAACAACAGTTAATGAAGAACTTATCAAGACTCACAATGCGGTTCGTTATTTCGGCCAGTCCAAAGACGATATTGAAGAGGAGCATATAAAGAATCGGTCATTGGTAAAGCTCGATGGCTGATGTAACCTACCTTGGAAATCCAAATCTGAAGAAGGCTAATGTTCAACAGTCTTGGACAAAGAAAGAACTTAAAGAGTATTCTTTGTGTATGGAAGACCCGCAATATTTTATAGAGAATTACGTTAAGATTATTTCTCTTGATGAGGGTCTTATACCATTTAAGATGTATGGCTTTCAGAAAGAAATGGTAGGTACGTTTCACAATAATCGTTTCACCATCTGTAAACTACCTAGACAATCAGGTAAGTCTACCGTCATGGTTTCATATCTTCTACATTACGCACTGTTCAACCCAAATGTCAATATTGCTATCCTTGCGAATAAGGCGGCAACTGCTCGTGATTTACTATCACGTTTACAACTTGCATATGAACATCTTCCAAAGTGGTTACAACAAGGAGTAATGAGTTGGAACAAGGGTTCTTTGGAGTTAGAAAATGGTTCAAAAATATTGGCAAGTTCTACTAGTGCTTCTGCTGTTCGTGGTGGGTCTTACAACATTATTTTCCTTGATGAGTTTGCATATGTCCCAAGTAATGTTGCAGAACAATTTTTCAGTTCAGTCTACCCTACAATAAGTTCGGGTAAAACTACGAAGGTAATGATCGTTTCCACCCCACATGGTATGAATATGTTCTATAAACTATGGGTGGATGCAGAAGAACAGAGAAACGAATACATTCCGATTGAGGTGCATTGGAGTGAAGTTCCGGGTCGTGATGAAGCATGGAAGGAACAGACTATCAAGAACACCTCTCAAGCTCAGTTTAACACAGAGTTTGAATGCGAGTTCCTTGGTTCTATTGATACACTGATTGCACCCCATAAACTTAAACAGTTAACATATCGATCACCGAAACAGTCTAGTGGCGGTCTAGACGTTCATATTCCACCACAAGCAGATCACACATACCTTCTCACTGCTGATGTTTCACGGGGAACATCAAACGATTACTCAGCATTTGTGGTTGTGGATGTGACTGAAATACCGTATCGGGTAGTTGCAAAATACCGTGACAATGAGATCAAACCTCTCATATTCCCATCTAAAATCTATGACACTGCACGGGCATACAATCAAGCATTTGTGTTGATTGAGGTCAATGACATAGGAGAACAGGTTGCTAACGCTATGCAGTTTGACTTGGAGTACGACAACCTTATTATGGCTAGTATGCGTGGGCGGGCGGGACAAGTCCTTGGTGGGGGGTTCAGCGGTGGTAAAGCGCAGTTGGGGGTAAGAACCACAAAGGCAACAAAGAAGATTGGTTGTTCAAATCTTAAACAGTTGGTTGAGGACAATAAACTTATTATTGAGGACTACGAATGTATTAATGAGTTGTCAACCTTTATTGTTAAGGGTTCATCTTTTGAGGCTGATGATGGGTGTAATGATGACCTTGTTGCATGTCTCTTTATCTTTGCATGGGTCACAGACCAACAGTATTTCAAAGAATTAACTAATAATGATATCCGTAGAACAATGATGTCTGAACAACAAGACGCTTTAGAACAGGATATGGCACCCTTTGGTTTCATAGTAAATGGACTTGAAGATGAGAATATTGGAGAAATGGTAGATGAGTATGGAACCCGTTGGTCGCCCTTTGTAAGAGACAGTTCTGGAAGTTGGTAATATCCTAAATAAATTCGATTAAGTCATGATGTTTTTTGATGTAGCAGTTGTAACATAGAATAACAGATTGATCGATCAAATGGAAGACTTCTTTGCGACTAGCATCACTTGTTCCAACTCTCTTGGATACTTTGCGTATCTCTGCATCATGAGGCCAAAATTTGAGACAGACATGTTCTGCCTCACCACAGTGAACACATGATTTTTCTGTGAGAAATTCGTTTAGAAGAAATACTCGCTTCTGATAATTTCTTCGTGAAACCTTCTTGATGGTATCTTTGTATTTTTCATAATGATCATTCATAATTCTATTTATATGATATAACACTTATAAAATTGAGTTATGTAAAAGAGGTTTTTTATAAATATCTGTATAACAAATAACTCTCTTTAAGTTAGGAGTAAAGACATGGGATTTTTAGTTTCACCCGGCGTTCACGTTAGGGAAATCGATCTTACAAATGTTGTTCCTTCTGTATCTACGTCGATTGGCGCAATTGCCGGACCTTTTCAAAAGGGTCCAGTAAGTGCAGTTACCGCCATTAGTTCGGAAGAACAGTTGCTATCGACATTTGGTAAGCCAAATAGTTCAAATTTTGAGTGGTGGTTCACTGCTGCAAACTTCTTGCAGTACGGTGATGCACTCAGGGTGGTTCGTGCAGAATCAGCCATTCTAAACGCTGGTGCAAACAGTGGTATCCTTATTCGTGACGATGACCATTATGAAGCTAGTTTCTCAACAGGACAAGGTTCTCATGGTGAGTGGACTGCTCGTACCGCTGGTACTCATGGTAACTCACTTGGTGTTGATATTTGTCCAAGTGCAAAAGCATTTAGTCAGCAACTAGGAACACTTAACCTAGTTAATGGTGCTGGTGCAATTGGTGATCTGTCTATTACAGTAGATGATCAAAATGCAACATCCGCAACAATTGCGATTGGGGATATTATTAAGTTCATCACAAATAACAGTGTTATTGCTACTTCCAACGGGGCAATTACAGTTGCAAGTAAAAACTTAACAGTTGATACGGTTTCTGGTACTCTTGCAGTTGGTCAACGTGTCGTTGGTGCAGGCATCTCTGATGGTGATGAAGTGGTTAAGGTTGCTACAGTTACTTCGCAGACAGCTGTTATTCTTGACAAAGCAATAACGGTTGCAGATAATATTCCTCTTGCATTTACGACAGATGCTGCGGTAGAAAGTGGTAATGTAGAATACGAAGTTACAGCAGTTTCAACTAATGATCTAACTATTCGAGTTCTTGATGATCCTAGTGGTGCCGGACTTCAGACAATTATTCCTGATAACTCATACATTCGCCGTCGTTGGCGTTTCAGTGATCTATTTGACAGTGCCCCCGGTACATCAGATTGGTCAATCGCAAATGCTCGTGGCGAATTAGATGAATTGCATGTTGCAGTTTATGATAAAACTGGTGACATTACAGGTTATGATGTTGATGTTAAGGGACAACGCACATCTTCAGTTATTGAAGTTTGGCCAAGTATGTCTAAGAACTCAGCTGCAAAGACAACTCAGGGTGGTGGTAACTACTACCCAGATGTTATCTTCCGTGGTTCCGGTTTCATTTACTGGACAGATCATATTTCTGGTGGTACTAACTGGGGTACAGATATTGCCACAGGTACGGACTACACAGTGGTGGCCGGTGTTAATAGTGATACTCTGACAGGTGGAACGGATGATTACTCTGTTACTGCTGGTGAAATAGAACTTGCTTATGACAAGTTTGCTGACACAGAAAATCTTGACATCAACCTAATTATGGGTGGTCCAAGTTCTGGTGTTGCAGACACAGAAGCGGGTCAAGATACTTTAGTAACAATGATCACAGACCTTTGTGAATTGCGTAGGGATTGTGTTGGTTTCGTATCTCCTTATCGTGGTGCAACAGTTGGTGTTACATCATCCATTACTCAAACAGAAAATGTTAAGAATGCATTTGACAAATGTCCATCGTCTTCATACATGGTATTCGATAGTGGATACAAGTACATGTATGACAAATACAACGATGTGTATCGGTTTGTTCCTTTGAATGGTGATACTGCGGGTCTTTGTGCAAATACAGATGCTGTTGCAGACCCTTGGTTTTCACCAGCGGGTTACAATCGTGGTGGTGTTCGTGGTGCAGTTAAACTTTCATACAACCCAATGAAAGCAGATCGTGACATTCTCTATAAGGCTCGGATTAACCCAGTGGTTGATTTCCCCGGGCAGGGTGTTACACTCTTTGGTGATAAGACTGCTCTTTCCAAACCAAGTGCATTTGACCGCATTAACGTGCGTCGTCTGTTCCTTGTACTTGAAAAAGCAATCGCCACTGCTTCTAAGTTCCAACTCTTTGAATTCAATGATGAATTTACAAGGGCGCAGTTCCGTAATCTTGTAGAACCCTTCTTGCGGGATGTGCAGGGTCGTAGAGGTATTTTCGACTTTAGGGTAATTTGTGATACAACTAATAATACTGGTGAGGTCATTGACCGTAACGAGTTTATTGGTGACATCTACATTAAACCAGCAAGGTCAATCAACTTTATTACACTAAACTTCATCGCCGTTCGAACTGGTGTTGCGTTTAGTGAGGTAGGAGGTTAATCATGGCAAATATAGATGACTTTAAAGCAAATCTAATCGGTGGTGGTGCAAGAGCCAACCAATTTAGGGTAACTATTACTCCACCATCAGGTATCGCAATCGGTCTTGATACTCGTAGAACTTCGTTTCTTGTAAAAGCTGCAGCATTACCAACCCGTGCTATCACTGAAATTCCTTTGAAATTCCGTGGTCGTACAATCTACATGGCGGGTGATGCAGCTGAACCAGAAGCTTGGGAAGTTACATTTCTTAATGACACTGACTTTATGATTAAGAATGCAATCGAACTTTGGTCAAATGGTATCAATGATTTCGCATTGAATACTGGTGTTGTATCCCCCTCTGACTATCAGACAGACTTAACTGTTGAACAGTTGGATCGTGACGAAACAGTTCTGAAGACATATATTCTTCGTAACTGTTGGCCAACGACAAGTGGTTCTGCAATTGAACTGAGTATGGATACAGAAAGTACAGTTGAAGATTTCACAGTTTCTTGGAGATATCAACACTTTGAAGCTTCTGGCGTAAACTTCTAATTTGAACCTACTAAATAGACAGTAGGAGATAAAAAGATTATGGCAGAATTATTTGGTTTTACAATACAAAAAGCTAAAAAGGATATGGGGCCTCGTGAAAAAACTTTCACGGACCCCACTCCTGATGACGGCGCAATTGAGGTTGCGGGCGGCGGATTCTTTTCATCTGTACTAGATACAGATGGGCGGGAACGCAATGAACTTGACCTCATTCGGAGATATAGAGATATCTCTATGCAATCGGAGTGTGATGCTGCGATTGAAGATATTGTAAATG